CTGGCCGGCTTGGAGAGCCCGAACTGCGGCGCCTGGAAGGAGCCGCCGGCCTTGGGCGGCCCCTTGAGCCCCTTGACCTTCTCCTCGCCGCCGACCGAGCCTTCGAGGAACTTGAGAAACTCGGCCAGGCTTTTCTTGCCCTCGGGCTTGGCCTCCTCGACGTTCTTGCCGCCGGCGCCGCCGGGTCCGAACTGACCGGCGTTGCCCGGCTGCCCGCGTGGATGCTCGCTTTCCTTCCACTCATCGCGCCCGTGAAAGGTGATGACGGTGGCCATGTCCTGGCGCGCGCAGCGCGCGCAACCGCAGCCGGAGCCGCAGTCGCGCGTGCGAGCTCTCGGTCGTCGAACCGGGTGTACGAACAACCGAAACAGTTGGCTCAAGAGGAGAAGCCCGTCTGCGAGGGGAACGGCCAGGGCCCGATCCAGGCCGGACCGTTGAAACTGAGGATCGCGTTGATGTCGCAGCCCACTCCGATCTGCGACGGTCCGGCGCCCATGATGTCGGCGAAGAAGTAGAACCGGGTGCCGTAGGTGGACAGGTTCCAGAAGCTGGCGCCTTCCATGATGCCGGCCTGCACGTCGAAGGAGACGCTCACCGGGCCGATGCTCTTGCTGGTGATCGGACCGACGCTCTGCCCGGGCGTGCCGCCGGCGCCGGCCGCATCAATCGCCTGCTTGTTGAGCGTGAGCATGTGCGCGGTGAAGAGCTCGAGCCCGACGTCGCGCACGCTGTTGCTGGCGATCTGGTAGGTGCCGACCGTCGTGGCGGCGCCGGGATCGGCGGCCAGCGGCAGCGGGTAGGTGAAGCTCGCCGCGCCGGTGACGGTGGCAAAGAAGGTGCCGTTGTAGGCGGTCGGCACCGCGCCGCCGATGGTGACGTCGAAGAAGCCGATCTGCCCGTGCGGCGAGGGCGTGGTGACGGTGGCGACGTTGCCGCTCCAAGTGATCGAGCCGATCACACCGGGATTGCCGACCGCGCCGGGCGTGTCGTCCCAGACGCTGGTCAGCAGCATGTTCGCCAGGTTGAGCCACAGGTTGACCTGCGGCGTCGGATAGACCGCCTCGGAGCCGAACTCCGGGAAGTCGCGGCGAAACTGCGGGGGCGTGATCATCCGGGCCCGATGATGTGCGGGCGCCGCAGCGCTTCGCGCTGGGCCGCCTCGGCGCGCTGGTTGACCACGATGGTGCGCAGCGCCTGGCCCATGATGGCGAGCTCGCCGACCAGGCGCGGGATTTCGTCGCCGTCCGGCACGCAGCAGGCGTGCTCGACCACGCCGCCGGCGCCGATGGCCACCATAATCGCGTTGACGAGTTCGCCGCGCTGGGCGCGCTCCAGCATCGCCTCCAGCGAGGCGATGAGCACCTGGTTGCGCCGGGATTGCTGCTCGTAGCCTTTGCCGTTGGTCATCATGGTCGGTTCGCGTTGCTCCGGCTCATCGCCATCGCCGCCGTCTGCCCGGGCGTGATGCTCTCCGGCAGGCTCGACGGTGAGGTCGGAGTTTCTTTCGGGGTGCCGCCGGGCAGCGAGCCAACGGTGGCGTCGCGGCCGGGATAGGTGCCGCTCTCCGCCTGCGTCGCGGTCTCGAACGGTGGGCCGGCCGGCACGCGGTCCTGCGCGGCGATCTGCTCGGCGTAGAAGTTGCTCATGCCTTCGGTTTGCGGCGCTTGGCTCTTGACCCGCTGCAGGTCGGTCTTGACCGTGCCCGGCGCCGGCGCGGTGAAGCGCGGCCCGGCCGGTGGCGCCGGCGGGATCGCCTCATCGACGCCGCTGATGGTGCCCTTGTTCTTGGAGGCGTAGAACACCTGCTCGCCCTTCTCCTTGCCGTATTGGTGCTCCATCGCGCCTTTGATCTCGCGGCCTTTCTCGGTGAGTGGCATGTCCGCTCTCCTTTTGCTTTCAGGTGGCCGCCACTCGGATGACGACCGATGTGATTTCATACTGGCTGCCGGCCGAGCGCGCCATCGTGTCCAGCCTGTTGTTGAGTTGCACTTGCCCGGTCGTGCTGTCGGGCCCGTACAGGTATTCCTGGCACTGGTCCTGCGACCAATCGAGCACTGCCGACTGTCCGGTGATGGTGGCGCCGTCAGGCACAATGTTGACCGTCACGGTCTTGCTGACGCCGCCGTCCAAGGCGCTCTGCTTGATCTCGATCAGCGCAGTGTCGATTTGCGACTGCACGTCGCTCGCAATCGGATCGTGCTGCCACAAGTATTCGTTCGCGCTCTGCAGCGGCAGATTGAGCGTGTCGACCATGGGGCGGCGACTACTCCTCCTTCTGCGGCATCACCTTGTTGGCTTTCACCCACCAGTGATCGAGCAGGTGCTGGGGTATCTCGCGGATGCCTTCGAGGAACTCGACCTGTGTGATGCGGTCGTCGAGCGTGAGCGTGAAATCCTTCGGCACCATGCAGGCGACCATCGGCTCCTCGCCTTGGCGCAGGTCGCGCGGGCGCTTGGGCGGCTGCGGTCCCTGACCGATGTTCTTGGCGAGCTCGGTGGCCTGGCGACGGGCTTCCGCCTGCATCAGCTTGTAGGCCTCCTCGTCGCTGGCGTTGAGCGCGGGCGAATGGGCGCCGACAACGCCGGGCGGGGGTGTCTGGGGTGCCGGGGCGGCCGTAGAACTCGCCGGTGGGCTTTCCTGGGCCGGCGCGGGGCTATCCTCGCGCGCCTCCTCGGTCTCCGCCTCCTCCTCGGTATCGATCTCGGTCTCGTCGTGCTCCTCCGGCTCGTCGTGCCGGCGCGGGTGCTTGGGGGTGCGGCGCTTGGTGGCCATGCTGGCCTCCTCGGTTGAAAAGCAGAAACGCCCCGCTCGGTCAGCGAGGGCAACTGGAGCTAAACCGAGCGGAGCGCGAGGACGTTCCCGTTTCAGGGGTCCAGGGGGGCTGGGACGATGATCGCCGGGAACGCAGAGCGACGTTAGCTGATTTGCTTAGAGCCCGTCAAAGTATCCAACGGTCTGTGGATAGACGGTCTCCACAACGCCCAGGCGGCAGTAGTAGGTGGTCTTGTGGTAGAGCCCATCGTACTGCACCGGGGTGCGCTGCAGGAGCGTCATCGGATAGCGGATGTATTGGCGCTCCTTGGTGTAGACGATCATCCGGTCGACGGTGCCGGTGGTGCCGATGGTGCCACCGACGCCGGCGCCGATGGCCCACTTCACCGGGTAGATGTCGATCTTGCCGCGCCCGCTCGTGGTGAGCAGGTTGTTCTCCTGGACGTACTTCAAGATCGAAACCGAACCGGCAATCGACACCAGTTGCGTGGCGATGTAGCCGAATTGCGCCGGCGGGATCAGAATGCGCGAGGGGATCACCGCCCAGGCGCTGTTCTGCCATACCGTGGTGAGCGCGAAGTTGAAGTCGGCGAGGATTTCCGACGCCGTCTTTTGCGTCCAGCCCGGAGCTCCGAGCGCGCCGTTGGGCAGGTTGCCGACCTGCGTCACCAGCGAGTTGTTGACCAGCCCGGTGTCGCCGTTGGGGATGTCCCCCATGTACACCTGCTCGTCGATGTCCATCTGGTGCTTGAGTTGCAAGGCCTCCAGCTTCTGCTGGTCGATGGGCCGACCGGCCTTGGCCGCGCTTTCGAGCTCCAGGATGTCGAAGGCGATCTCCGCCGCCCAGGGGCGGAGCGGAAACACCTTCTTGGCGATGTCGACCGAGACGCCGGTGATCTGCGTGGTGTTCTTGCCGATCCACGCCTTGCCGATGCCGATGGCGTTGCCGGTGGCGAGCCCGCCGGCCGAGCCGAAGCTGGTCAGCGTGAAGCTCGACACCTCATCGGCGATGGTGACGTCGTCGCGCATGTCGATGTCGCGGCCGAAGGTGACGGCAGCGAGCGGCATGTGCATGGTCTGATCGAGGCGCTCCAGTTGCCCCACCAGGAACGCCCCGGTGGTGTCGTAGGTCATCTGCCCGCCGTCGCGGGTGAGCATCGACCGGCGGCCGACGCTGCGGCCGGGGTGAATGTACTCACCGCGATCCTGCAGTACGCCCTGGTCGACTGTCATGGCGTGACGGCTGTCAAACGTCATGAAGTTGTCGCGCACCTTGGCGCGGCCGACGAAGCGCGGCAGTGCCGTGATCGCCGAGAGCGCGCGGTGCTATTCGATGTCGTGTTTCATGGTGGCTTGATCTTTCTGCGGAGAAACGCGCGCCGCTGTTAGATGTTGAAGGCGAGCTCGCCGATGCCCTGCAGCGCGCCCATCTGCAGATCGGTCGGGCCCATGAAGCGGGTCGAACCGACGATGGTGAAGCCGGAGCCGCCCGGCGAGGCGGTCTCGAAGCCGCCCTGCAGGTGCGCGCCGGAAGCCGCCGCCGCCCACACGCTGACGCTGTCGCCGAGCCCCGGCAGGCTGGCCGCCGTGGTGACAATCGGCACCAGGATGAAGCCCTTGACCAGGACGTCGATAGCCTGGTTGGGCAGCACCGTGGTCACCGCACCGAACGCCTGCGCGCCGAACACACCGGCCGATCCCGGGTCTTGGAACGGGAACGGACGCACGGTGACGCCGTAGATGTTGGTGAGCCCGGTGTCGCCGGCGATCACCCGGCGGATGCGCTTGGAGGTGGCGTCGATCACCACCGCCTGGCCGTAGAAGGTCGGCGGGTTGGTGGCATCCATCTGGTGGGCGAGGATTTCGAACGGGTGCTTGCGGTTCACCTCACCGGCGTAGCCGGCGCCCATGCGAAACTGGAACGCCATCGGATCGAAGGCATCCCGAACTCGAGCACGGCCGACAAAGCGACCGTGCCGCAGGATGGTCGGCGCCGCTGGACGAAACCGGCGCAGCGCCGAGAACAGCTTGATGTTCATCTGTGAAGCTCCTTGCGATTTGCTGTCGCGGTTTGTGCCGGCGGCGGATTAAGCCTTCGGCGCGTAGTGGCTGTTGAGCATTTTCTGGTAGTCGCCCAGGGTCTTGATCGGACCCATCGCCGCCGCCTGCGATCCATTCGGACGCATCAGGTCAGTGGTCGGACGCAGGCGGCTGTTGTTCACCGCCTTGGCTGCCGCGCCGATGGCGCGGAACGTCGTTCGCAAATCCTTGGCCTTGAGCCGGCGCACATCGAGGCTGCGGCCGCGCCCGATCACGCTCTCGATGATCTCGCGCGTGCCCGGGTTGTGGGCGGCGATGTCGAGCGCGCGGCAGCGCAGGTCGCGGATGGCGGAGAGGGTGTGCTCGGGGGCGGCGGCGCGGTTGAACGCGGGCGCCTGGATGCCGGGTACCAGCACTTCTGCCAATGCCAGAGTGTCGCCGTAGGCGTGCTCCAGCACGGCGCTGTCGCGCACGCGCTGGTCCTTGGCCTTGTCCTTGCCCTTGCGGCGATCCTTGCCGCGCTTGCGGTCGCGCGGCTTGGCGTCCTTGGCCTCGGCCTCCTCCTTCTCCTCCTCCTCCTCGCTTTCGTCGTCGGCCTTTTCCTTCTGATGCTCCTTGAACTCGGGCGGCACACCGGCGTCGTGCTCCTCGGAGCCGGCCGGCGCCTCCTCCTCGATCTCGCCCTCGATCTCCTCGGGCGGCGCCTCGCCGGCGCTCTCCTCCGGCTCCTCGGCGTCGTGGTGCGGCTCCTTCTCCTCCTGGCCGGCCCACTTCTGGAACGCCTCGGCCAGCTTGCCGACGTTGCCTTCGAGGTCGGCGATGCGCCGGTCGTTGCCCTCGACGTGCTCCTTGAACCAGGGCGGTGGGCCCTCGTCGCCGCCGCCGTGGCCGCCGAGATGCAGATGCACGCCGCCGCCTTGCGTCATGCCGTGCGCGTCGTCGTCGCGGGTCGACCGCTCGCGCGCCTCCTGCTCCTCGATCTCCTCCATCAGCGTGGAGAGCTCGCGCTTATCGTCCTTTACAAAGCAAGCCATGATGCGGTCCTTGAGGGACCGACGCGTCGGTGCAGCCATGGTGATCTCCTCAATTGCGGGGATGTCGCTGTCGCCAATCGAGCATCGGGGACCGCAGCGGCCCTTTTTCACGAGAGCGACGTGGTTGATCCTGATGTTTCGTTGTTCGAGCACACCAGGAGAAAGCTCGAAGTAGTCGACGTCGTAGCCGCAGGAGAGCTCGCGCTTGCCCTCCTCGATCTCCGCCATCATGGCGGGGTCGGTGATGAACAGGTCGGCGAGCAGCGCGTCGTCGTCGATGCCCTCGCCGCGTCGCGGATGCATGGCGTGACCGCAGGAGAGGTCGCGGTAGTTTTTCGGATTGACGTCGTCCTCGGGGTGTTCGTTGGTGACGGGTTTGCCGGCGACGGAAATGATCGCCTCCGGCGCGAACACCTCGGCCTCGGAGCGATGCACGCGGTAGAGCCCGTCCGGCGGCGGCGAGAACTCGTACTCGTCGAGCGGGAGCTCGGGCGGCGCGTAAAGCTGCAGCCCGGTGCGGGCAATCGGCACGTCGTGGCAAATGAGAAAGCCGTCCGGGGTGAGCGAGCGCTTCGGCCCGATCTGCTCGACGATGTGAAAGCGCCTGATGCTGTTCATGGGAACGGCGCCCTCGATCTAAGCTGGGCGTCGCAGGCCAGCGTCTGCCCGTCGCTGGTCGTGACCAGGCATTGCAGCCCGTAGACCACGTCGTCGACCATGTTGCCGAACTTCTGCACCACGCACTGCAGATCGCCGCCGGTGGTCGGCGACGGGATCACCAGGGGAGAACCAAGGACGCGCGTTGCCGGCGCGCTGTCGGCGCCCTCGACCACGTAGATGTTGATCGCCACGATGCCGGTGATGACGACGCCGCTGTCGAGCACCTGGCCGTAGTCGAAGCCGACGTTCTCCTGCTCGACGTCGGCATCGATAGGCGGCTCCAGCGGAATGATTTCGGCCATCGCATCAGAACCCCTTGACGTAGGCGACCACGTCCCAGCGGCTGTCGAGCTCGTTCCAGATCGCGGTGATGTAGTCGGAGGTGCCGCTGGTCGTCGTGGTGAGCCCGGTGATGGTGGCGCCGAAGCGGAAGGCGCCGGCCGAGCCGGTGGTGAGCGTGAGCGTGCGGTTGGCGCCGGACGCCTTGTGGATGATGACGATGCGCTGCGAATGCGCGGTGATCGGCGCATTGGTCGGCGCCAGGATGGTGCGGTCGCCGGCGGCCACCAGCTTGAACTGCTGCCCCTGGCTGGCGTCGAGCGCCACGGTGGCGCCATCGGTGAGCGTCGCCACGCCCTCGGTGATCGAGTAGTCGTGGCGCACCTCGCCGCTGGGGAAGATCATCAGCGGCTGCAGCGGGCCGCTGGTGTTGTGAACGATGAAGCCGAACTGGCTTGGCACCGCCGTGCCGGTGACCGGGGTGCCGCTCACCCGCACTTCCAGTTTGGCGGCCTCGCGCAGGTTGACGCCATCGTCGCCCATGAAGAAGTAGCCGCCGATGAAGTCGCCGTTCTGCACGATCTTCGGCCCGCCGGGCGTGCCGCGCGATTTGTGCCAGATGTGATAGGGACCGTCGTTGCTGTCGTGCCAGTTGAAAATGGCGTAGCCCGACGTCGGGAAATCGTTGCCGTGCTGTTGCACCTGGTACTCGATGCCGTAGCCGCCGGGCATCGACGCCTGCATCGGCATGTTGTTGCTGGCGAAGATTTTGTGCCCGGAGCTATCGATGCGGATGCGGCCGTTCATGCTGCCGCCGTCGTTGGTGCTCAAATCCCAGCGCGCCGGGGTGTAGCCGGAACTCCAGATGTCATCGGCGTAGCATTCGAGCAGCGCGCCGGCCTGGAAGCTGGTGCCGTTGGAGCCGTCGATTTCGAGGATGCCTAGCTGGTCGTTGAACTGCACCGCGCTGTGCGCGCCGATCACCGAGTTCGAGCTCTTGGCCAGCACCAGGGTCGGGCCCACCGTGGTCGGCTGGAAGCGCGCCAGCACCATCATCGAGCTCGGGAAGTCGGTGCCGACGATCTGCGCCTTGGCATCGAAGGCGTAGACATTCGATTGCGAGCCAACGCGCAGCTTGCCGGTGCCGCCGCTGCTGATCGCCAGGACGTTGTTGGTCTTGTCCCAGGTCAGGTCGGCGTCGCCGGCGATGACGCCGGTGTCGTTGAACTGCACTTGCGTGTTGGCGCCGCCGGGCGTCGCAGACGCGCTCGACGAGAGCGTGGTGCCGCTCATCGATAGACCAGAGCCGAGCGTGATCTCCTGCGGGCTGCCGGCGCCGGTCGATCCTCTGCCGAGCAACAACGAGGCGGCGCTGATGTTTTGCATCTTGCCGTAGGTCACCGCCTGGCTGGCGATGGTCAGCACGCCGGTCGAAGTCACCAGCGTCGCATCGCCGCCCACGGTGAAGCCACCGAGTGCGCCGGTGTTGTTGTATTGCACCTGGCCGGTGCTGCCGCCGGGTATTCCGCCCGATGCACTGAGCGTCGTGCCGCTCATGCTCAGGCCGGTGCCGAGCGTGATCTCTTGCGGTGATCCGGTGCTGGCCGAGCCGCGTCCCAGCAGCACCGAGACCGAGCTCACGTTCTGCATCTTGGCGTAGGTGACGGCCTGCGCACTGATGGTGACCACGCCGGTGCTTGTGACCAGCGTGGCATCGCCGCTCATCGTGTAGCCGCCGAAGGCGCCGGCATTGTTGTACTGGCTTTGCCCGCTGGTGCCGCCCGGCACGCCGGCCGAGTTGAGCGTGGTCCCGCTCATCGTCAGCCCGGAGCCCAGGACGAGCTCCTGCAGTGATCCGGCGCCGGCGCCAGCGCCTCGGCCGAGCAGCACCGACGCGGCTGCCGTGTTCTGCATCTTGGCGTAGGTGATCTTGGCGTTGCCGATGGTGAGCACGCCGCTGGTCGTGTTGAGCGTGGCGTCGCCACCGACATCGAAACCGCCGAGCGCGCCGCTGTTGTTGAACTGGACTTGGCCGACGCCGCCGCCGGGCGCTGCGGTACCGCCGCTCGACGTGATGGTGACGGTCTTGGTGCCGGCATTGGTGGTGAGCGTGACGTTGGCGCCGGCGGCCAGGTTCA